AGTGCCGTATTGGGAACGCGTAATTTTCTCTAAGTGGAGATTCAAGGCTATGAATTTCATTGTAGAGAAGCTGGGGCGGGCGGTGCATTGATGATGTGCGAAGCCCAAGTGTGGAAGCATGGCGAGCACTGGCGCTGTGGACTTCTCAAGGGCCATGCACTCACTCATGCCTGGATTCTAGTCATGGAAGAAGTCTGCGATCATGTGATGACCGATGAGTACGGACTCTCGGGCGAGGAATGGGACGGCGACGAGGATGCGGACGAGTAGACGCGATTGAAAGATCGTTTCTGCAATCGATGCCTTAAGCGGCGCGATCCGAGCAACTTCAGCAAGAACAAATACTCGCCTGATGGTTTGTACTCGATTTGCAAGTCGTGTCGTGCTGTTTATTCGGCCAAGTACAGGACAAGACCGGCGATTGCCGCAAAAGAGCGAGTAAGGCTCAAGCGCCAATACGAACAGAACAAAGAGTCAATTTCTGCTCGGCGCAAAGCTCGGTATAAAGCAAACCCAGAGGCCGCTCTTGCTACTAATCGCAAGTGGCGAGAAGCCAATCTAGAAAAGCACCGCGCCCTTAACCGGAAATGGGCTAAAGACCATCCTCTTGAAATGCGTGCCCTTGTTGCCAAGCGTCGGGCCCTGCACAAGCATGCAGAGGGTCACTACACTAGGAAAGATATCCACGCGCTATGGGACAAGCAGCTAGGAGTGTGCGCTAGTTGCTCTGCTGTCTTGTTGAGTTTTGAGGTTGATCACATCATCCCGCTGAGCAAGGGCGGAAGTAATTGGCCGAGCAATTTACAGCTGTTATGCCGATTCTGTAACCGCAGCAAAAGCAATAAGCTGCCGTTGGTTGCGTGAAACTTAGATGGCTAAGGGTAAGAAAACAGGCGGGCGCAAGCCAGGGTCGATAAATTACATGAGCGCGCAAGTGAAGGTTAATTTCCTGCGTGCTTTTGAAGGGATCGGCGGGGCAGGCAAGCTCCAGGAATGGGCTCAAGAGAACCTGACTGAGTTCTACAAGCTCTATGCACGCCTGCTGCCTACTGAGTCGAGCGTGACGCAGGAAACAACTATTCGTGTCGCAGACAGCGAAGCTCTCAGAGAACGACTCAACCGCGCTCTCGAGGGACGTTCACAACCTACCATTCAGTGATCTGCTGAAGGGCTGGGACGCGATTGATCGCAAAGGTCAAGACGCGAGCGCTATCCGCGAATTGTGCCTGATAGATCGCTACTACTTACTGATCAAGCTTCTTAACCGTGGCGATCTTTGGCACGAATGGCTGTACGCGCGCTGTCGTGAGGTTGAAGCAGCGCCCGATGGCTACTGCGACATTTGGGCTCGCGAGCACGGGAAAAGCTCGATGGTCACTTTCGCGGGCGCGATTCAGGAAGTGCTCAGAGACCCAGAAATCACGATCGGTTTGTTCTCGCACACCAAGCCGATTGCTAAAGGGTTCTTGGCGCAAATTCAGCGGGAACTCGAAGCCAATGAGACGCTTAAGGCTTTATTTCCAGAGGTGCTGTACGAGAACCCGTCCAGAGATTCGCCGAGCTGGTCTCTTGATGCCGGCATTGTTGTAAAGCGTGATGGGAATCCTAAAGAGGCCACTATCGAGGCTCACGGATTGATTGATGGTCAGCCGACGTCCAAGCACTTCAAGCTCATGATCTATGACGACGTGGTAACGCGCGAGAGTGTATACACGCCTGATCAGATTACGAAGACGACCGAAGCGTGGGAACTGTCCGATAACCTCGGTCATGAGCATGGCCGCAAATGGATCATCGGCACGCGCTATCACTTCGCAGATACGTATTCGGAGATCATCAAGCGAGGGGCCGCGATTGCGCGTATTCATCCTGCTACCAAGAATGGGCAGCCAGATGGTGAGCCAGTGCTATGGTCAGCCGAGACTTTGGCCAGGAAACTGCGCGACCAAGGCGAGGCTACATTCGCCTGTCAAAACCTCTGCAATCCCTTGGCTGGACATCAGCGCATGTTCAACGTCGAAGACCTCCAGGTCTACGAGGTCCGCCCGCTCACGCTGATGGCCTACATCCTGTGCGACCCCGCGCGCAGTGTGAAGAAAGACAGCGCCAACACCGCTTACGTCGTCATCGGCATCGACTATGCCGGTAACAAGTACTTACTCGACGGCTACGATCACAAGATGGACTTGATGGAGCGCTGGCGCGCGATGCGCGAGCTCTACACGAAGTGGAAACGAGCCCCCGGGATCATGAACGTCAAGGTGGGTTATGAGCGATTCGGTGCTATATCGGATCTTGATTACTTCAAAGAGCGGCAAGCCGTTGAGAATCTGCGGTTTGAGATCACTGAGCTGGAATGGCCGCGGGAAGGCCCTGGGTCTAAGGTGGACCGAGTTCAGAGACTCGGGCCGGACATTCGAAGCCATCGTTTCTACCTGCCCTACCCCACCGACGAAGACCGTCTGACGTCCTTACAGACGAAAATGGTGGAAAGTGGCTACGAATATCGTCTATCGTCGGCGATCAAGCGGGCTGATGAGAACGATCTGATCTATGACCTCACCGAGCGTTTCAGGCTTCAGATCAGCTATTTCCCCTTTGGCGGCTTGAAAGACGTCGTCGATGCCGCGTCACGCCTCTACGACATCGAGCCCCTACCGCCTGAGCATGTGGATGAGACGTCTCTCGAGCCTGAGTTCGTTTAGCCTCCTGGCTCTCGTCGCCTGTGCCCATGCAGGCAGCTCGCTCCGTTACAGCCTCGCGGTCAACTCCGACGGCTCTTACAGCACGCAGTATCCAGCAGGGGACAAGCCCCCGGCAGGCACGGTGCTCGCCTGTAATGACTCAGGTGCTCCGTCGCTCTCAGGTCTACAGACGGGCACTGCCTATTCCGCGAACGTGCGTCAGTACTTCTCTGGCTCGGCCGCAGCCACGGCCACGCTCTCGGTTGTGAATGTCCCGGGCAGCATGACGGATGCCACAACTCAGTGGTCGATCTCGAGCTCCGGTGCGGGTAACAACTTGGTTGACGCTGGTAGCGTGACAGGCTCTGGAGCCTTACAGGTTAGAGGCACGACTGGGGGCCAGAACACCGACTGCTCGGTGCGTAACTGGTCCTACGTGAATCCGCCGAGCACCGACACAACGCCCCCGATCACGGTGACGGGCGTACACATCGACTCCACAGGCTCAGGCACGGTCACGGTCTCCGCTGATGCCTCGATGGACCCGAACGACGGGGTTCAGCGATCAGGGCTCGCAACGTATCGGTTCAAGCGCAACGGCGCAACCATCGACACGCTCGCAGCCAATGCAGGTCTTGTCTGCGACTTCACCGGGACGTCAATCGGCTCTCCGATGGGCTCGCTCTCAGCTACACAAGGCACAGGCTCCTTGGGCGGCAAATGGACGATCGTCGCTGGAGGAACCGGCAACTCGCCCTCGGTGAATGATGACGAGTACGGCATTTTCTGTCCCGTGTCAGGCTCTCGTGTCTATGTGATCGACCGGATTGACTCGATCGGCAACGTCAAGACCTACAACGAGACGTTCTCGACAGTCCGTAACTCGAGCAGTGCGAGTGCCGCGAAGTTCGGCTGCAAGATCACCTTTGTCTCGCCCTCGACCTTGTATGCGAACTACGTGATCAGGCCATCTGATGGGGCTTCGGACAGCCAATCCGCCTTACTCACGATCCCCTACACGCTGCCACTCTATCGCCGCACGGTTGTGGATAACAACGTCGGCAGTTGTGATTACTCGTTTGACGGCGGGAACTGGACGTCCTATGTCTCAAACGTCGCGATCTCGCTCACCTCAAGCAAGATCGCCGGTGTCTCAGCCGCAGCAACCACGACAGGCTCGGATGAAGCGAATCTGACCGTGGTTGAGGGCGAGGTCGGGATTCAGACGGTCGGGCGTATCTCAAAGACCCTGAGCGTGGGTGCGGGCTCGGCGACCTACACGACAACCGTGATTGATGCCGCGACGAGCCCGAATGAATCCGCCACGGTCGCAGGCGTGACCGGTAGCCCAAGTGGTGGCGGAGGCAACGCGGTCAAGTTCCACCAAGGGCTCTACGTCTGGAACGGGGGCTACATCACGAGCAGCGGGCAGATTGCCTCGGTTGTGAGCTTCGTCAATGACAACTGCTCGAACCCGGCCATCGCTGGAGTCTCTATTCATCCCACGTGGCTCTTCTTCGAGGGCAATACCCTTGGAGACTTCTCGGGCGGCTTTGCTGATTTGGACTCGCTCCTAGCAGCTGCCAAGAACTGCGGCAAGCACGTCATGGTGCAGATGGAGCTTAAGACCTTCGGCAATGACTATGCGACTCAGCCCATCCCGGCTCAGGTCTACGGCTTCCCAA